TCACGAACATCATCAGTAGCTCTAGCAACTTGATAATTGCCATGATAATCGGCAACATCAAAAAACACATTAGAAGTAGTGTTAAGTTTCTTCTTGAGAGTAAGCAAAGCATGTAAATGAGGAAACCCATCCTCATGTAACTCACGACAAACAATAAGATAATCAACAGCAACCTTAGACATAAGAAGCTCAGCAAGATCCTTCCTATCAAGCTGACACCTAGGATAAGTCAAAAAAAGGTTCTTCCCTGAAAGACGAAAATTACCACTTTTTCTAGAATTATTCTTTTTTTGAGGCACTTCAACCAAATCCAAATCAATCATTTAAAATGAAATTAAATTAATAAAAATCGAGCATTATATGCTCGCCCCTCTGACGTCATACAGTAGTATGACATCATCGGATGAATTCTGGCGAAATATTATATAATAAATAATATAATATGCATGCCCCAAGGTCATGCCCCAAGCCCCAAGGGGTTCCAGTAATATTAATGGAACCCCTTGGTGCACGGCAGCCATATTGGCAGCCATCTTTAAATTATAATAAATAATAAAATATTATTATGCTGGGGTAAATTTATATATATATATCTATTTACGGTACCCGATTACCCAAACCCCACCATAAAAATGGCGTCGTTGCAGGAGCAACTCCTTATACATGTTGAATATCATCAAAACCTTTAAGCTCAATATAAACAGTAATACATATCTGAAATGCTTCAGATCCACCTAAATCAATAGTAGGAATAGAATAATGTCCACCACAATACAAATAATAACTTGTAGGAAAAATGACTCTATTTTGTGAATACTTACCACAAGACAATGGAGGAGGAAAAACATAAGATTTTGAAACTACATCTCCATTACCCCATATTCTAAAAGAAGTATCTGAATTAGCAAAGTCATTCATACCCATAGTAGCTGGAGGAACTCCAGATCCATGATACATTAAAGCTAAATCAACAGGAGGAAATAATATCCTTTCTATACCAGAAACAAAAGCATTAAAAGGAGACTCAGTAGCAACAGAAGCTCCTTCTATTTTGCAGCCTAAAAGACGTGCAAATTGAAATTTAGATCCAAAAGTAAGCCACTTTGAATCACTACCAAAAACTGCATTAAGAGACAAACGATTTGCCCAATCATAACCAGTTTCGGAATCAGTAATACCATATATATTGTCGGTAATAAACATGTACGAATTAATAGTATAATATCGAGATATAGCTAAGACGTTATCCCTAGAGTTAAGAATTTTAGAAAAAAACCCAGGAAATCTATCATACTTGCGAACAAGAAGCATATCATCTTTAGTATCATCGAGAATATCATCGTCATCATACTTATCCATTTAATATGAAATTAAATAAATAATAAATACTTATTATATAAAATGATATAATTTTCAATTCTATAATTTTAACTAACTAAACTTTATCATTACAAACAGAAACATAATAAACTAACATCATTTCAAAGCTAGGGTAAGTAGTAGTAGGAGTACCAGAATACAACTCACCACCAACAGAAATTTGTCCTTGCAAATTAGCAATAGATATTACAGGATTCCAAGTACCTATACCAATACCATTAGTTAAATTAGAAAAGTTCTTAGGAATACTAATATACTTCTTCTGAGGACCAGTTATATAAGGATCAACCCTTAAACAACTATCAGTAGACATTATAGTAGCACCAGAATAAGAGGTAGAAATAACAGAAGGAAAATAATTAATATACAAAGGAGGAGAAGGTAACGTAGCAGATCCCATTGAACCAATGTTATCATTAAAAACTCTACCTACTCGAATAGATATACCATTCAATCTAAATAAAGACCAATTAGCAGCAATAGTAGACCATTGAGCACAATCAGCAATCTGCGTAGCAAGATTACCATAGTTTTGACTATTTGAAAACATATAACAATTACCAGAAGTGGTAGATGGAAAAATATGAACCGTATCCATCAACTTAAAGGTAGTTTCACCCGACTTAATATTTCGCCTAACGTTCACACGTCTAGTATAAGCCTTGTTAGATTTATACTTGTTAGTAACATACTTACCAGCGTTATAACGCTTTCTTTGTCCACCATAGGTATAATTTGTTTGTACACCAAATTTAGTTCTATTCATTTTAAATGAAATTAAAATATTAATTTTATTAAATGATTGAATATTAATTATAGTATTCAACTAATGTTCCATTATCAACAGTCATAACTTTGAACCTTCGTTCTATAGCTTCACGCATCTCTTGATCCCAGTCCTTCTCGACATCACCAGGACACCAAATATCCCTAGGAAGATACTGAGAAGTGATAAACATCTTAGAGTATACGGGTCGAATAGTTCCACCTTTAATCTCAGCATTAAAAGAGTAGCAATCTGCCCATATCTTCAATAAATGACCAAGGCCTTGACCAGCCTTATCAAAATCATCAATAAGAATAACAGATTGACCAGTGTAGCCATCCCACCATTTGTTTTGAGCTTTAAAAAAACAAGCATCGGGAAAGTTATCCCGAATATATCTTGACTTGCCAATGCCAGTCTTACCATAAATCCAAATACATTCTTTAGGAATATAATCAGGAACTTTGATAGAATCAAGACGATAACTATTAATAGCTTCCTTATATTGCTTATACTGTGATATGTGTACAACACCTTCATCAATAAGCTCATTAAGAGGTTTAGCCAAGATAGCCTTATTTTCAGCAGCTCGCTTTTGGACACGAGATTGGTTATTACCAGTATATAGACCATACTCATAAGGATGCTGGTCATATTTCATGATATATTCACGAACATCATCAGTAGCTCTAGCAACTTGATAATTGCCATGATAATCGGCAACATCAAAAAACACATTAGAAGTAGTGTTAAGTTTCTTCTTGAGAGTAAGCAAAGCATGTAAATGAG